ATCTCTTTCGATTTCAGACCTGCTGAATAGATCCCGACATCAACGCCCGGAATCAATCCCCTGATCTCATCAGCGTTCTGCTGCAGCAACTCTTTTCGGTGAGCCAACACGACAACACGGCCACCGAACTCAAGAGCCTGCTGAATCAGTAGGGCAATCAACAGGCTTTTCCCGGCTCCCGTCGGCAAGACGACAACGGGGTTCCCGGATTTCTCATTGAGATACTTCCAGACGGCTTCGTTGGCTTGTGACTGATACCATCGAGGGGACAGCATTCAAAACTCCTTATGCGAATCCCACTCTGTTATTGAATCAACGCCATCGCTGACGGCTGGCGTCAGTTCCTTCGGGACCACAACCGTTACGCCAGCCTCAACCAGCATCACGGCTTTGCAAATCTTTTTGAGCGGTAGTCGCAGAATCTCCGCTGGCATTGGCTCCCCGGTCTTCTTCAGCCATCTGGCTTTTAGTTCGCTGAACACGTTCAGTTGCCTCCTGTAAGATTTGAAGAGACTGGCGAAGCCAATTGCCGTCGCCAGTCTTTTTGTCGTAGGTGTCGATCATCGACATTGCACCAATGAGATGATGGTTGCGCCGCAGTTCCTGATTGCGTGCATCGCATCGCTACCCCACTCAGGATTCCCCAGGTGAATCAGAGAATCCTGAGCGTCCGTGATCATGCACTCGGCAAAGCTCTGAGCCTTTTCAATTTCCGGCTTCAGTGCTTCGAGCCTTGCGGCTTCAGCGGCTTCGCGTTCGGCTTTGGCTTTCGCTTCGGCTGCTTTTCGAAGTTCCTCCTGCTGCTGTCGCAATGCTTCCCGCTCTGCCTCCATGGCCTTGCGTTGTTCCGCCAAGGCGGCTTCGTCAGCCAGTCGTTGCCTTTCCATTTCGGCCGCGCGGATGCGAAGTTCTTCGGCCTGTCGCTTCGACTCTTCAGCCATCTTCGCGGCCAGTTCTTCGCGTTCCTTGCGTTGCTTCGCCTCAAATTCTTGAGCGATGCGTTTCTCTTCAGCAATGATCGCGGCCTGCTCCGCAGCGGCTTTCTTTGCCTTAGAGAACCACCACATCCATTCTTCTTCCGGAAGCTCAGCCGCAGCCCAATCAATGGCGATGCTATTGGCAACCATCTCATTGATGCGGCTTTGTTTCTTCGCGACTTTCTCAGCTTCCTTTGCAGCCTTCTCGGCTTTCTCGACAGCGTCGAAGGCGTCGCGTTCGGCCTTCAATTTTGCCTCGACACCGTCAACCTTTTCAGTCAACTGTTTCGCGATGCTGTCGACCGTCCGCCCGTATTCCAGAGCGTCGGCCTTGAGTTCTTTTCGCTTCTTCTCAATGTTCGCGTTTAGTTTCTTGACGAACTTGTGAGCCTCTTCAACCTGTCCGATTCCGGCCTCTGCCACGGTCAAAAGACCATATGGCAAAACCTGTTCAATCATCGCATTAAATGTCGACAGCTCCTGAACGGCCCTGTCTGTCATCGTAAGTTCAGTCGTCGCTGTCATTGATCGCCTCCACCTTGATATCGAAACAAGTAATTCCATGCTGCGACCGCAGCTTCCCACACATCTCCGTGATCCATTGATCACCTTGCATTTGTTTGACCTGCCACGGTTCCAAAAACAGAACAATCACTGTCTCCTGAACTGGCCTGCTTTTGCTTTTGATGTCGGCCTGAATGTGACTCACCAGCATCGCTGGCCATGGTTGCTGAACCTCAGTTGTCAGCGTCATTCGGCATTGCATCTGCATTCCCTCCGTCGATAAAAAAGGCGCGGAGATTGCCCCGCGCCTATGTTGTTGATACTACCAGCCAGCAGGCTTGCCAGCGGTTGCTGTCTTTTCCGCAGGAGCAGATGACGACGCGGGAAGGCAGGCTTTGTAGCCCTTCACTTCATTCTGGTTGTTGCCGTTGTATTCCTTCACAGCCAGCTTGATCATCAGCGGTTTCATGTGCAGGGCTGAAGAGTCCGGAGGCTTCGGAATGTTAAGAGCCTCGCAAACCTTTTTGAACTGCTGCTGAGCGATCGTCGTTGCCTCTGGATTCTTATTCCAAAGGTTGAACCGATCAATCACGGTTCGATTCTTAAACGGCCCGTCGACGATCTGCAGCTTGACCTGCAACAACTCGCTCGCCCCATCCTTCGTTTTCTTGCGTTCGCTCTCGGTCATTACAGCGCGATACTCGCCCGCAGGCAAAGCCTCAAACTCGCTGTCCTTTACTTGCGATGCGTCATATCCACCTAAATCAGCCATCTCAATTACCTTTCAAAACTTCACTTGGGACAAAAAACTCTGCATACTTCTCGAACGAAAACTCAACCATTTCTTCCGGCATGTTCAAACGGTTCTTGGCACGGACTCCCGCCGTTGGCTGCGTCCTGACAAAACGCTCGCTGCCACCCGCCGCGATGTTTCGAGTGCGATTAAATCCGGTGTCTTCTTTGACTGCGTAAGTCCGAAACGATCCGAAAAAAACTTCTTGGCACCAGTCGCAAAGCAGATCACGAGCGAACTCACAGACGGACGGCTCCCACCGCTCATAGGACGGTGCATCTGGCGGAGTGATCTTCACGGCTTCGCTGTGTGCCAGCAGGATGATTCCCAGCCCGCGTTCGGTGTGCAGCCAATCCAGTTGGAACTTGATCTTGTCCCACATCGCCTCAATGAATTTGTTGCCCTTGCCATACGAAAACTTGTCGTCGGCCATCGACTCGACGTTCTTCTCTTTGCAGATCTGCTTTTCGATGATCCTCTGCAAAGCGTCGATCGTATCAATGGCAATCCAGCGATACGGGAACTCACCTTTTGAGGCCGCTGTGTCGCAATGCAACCAAAACTCCTGCCACTCGTCGTACGTTCGAATTGGGGGCGTCTTGTCCATATCAACGTCTCGATCGTCTTCAAGATTCGCGAGCAACGCCCCGCCAAATGCCTGCGAAGCAAACGTCGTCTTTCCAATAAAGTTCGTCCCATGAAACAGAACGCGACGTGGCCCGCCCTGCTTACCTTTCACAATCTTCATTTCTTTTCTTTCCGTTTCAAATGACACTTACAACACAACACTCTCAAGCCATCCGATTCGCAAAACAGCCGATCGGCAAACACGCTCAGATCGGAAAATGATTTCAATGAGCCACATGGCTCAATGTGATCTACTTCAACTTCTTTGCGTGCAAACCATTCTTCGCATCGCTGGCATTGAAATTCCCACTTCAGCCTTTTGTTTTCGCTCTGACTTTTACGCTTCACAACATTCAGTGCGTGCCTCACTAACGGAGGCCATCGACGTGATAACTGACGAAGACCGGAGCGGATGAACCCCCAGAAGGCGGCTTCAGTCCACTCGCCACCGGCGCGAGTTCTCGGGACTCTGTCTGTCTTCGCTTTGCGGCTCATCCCTGCCCCCTCAAAACGCCGCTGCCACTCGGAAGCATTCGCGTCGAACACTCACGAATCTGTGACGGCCGATACAAGCCTTTGTTCTCTGGAAGATCAGGCCGTTCCATGCGGATCGATTCCGCCATTCCCATCGTTGTTTCCGTGCCCCAAATCTCTTCCAGTGATGGATCTCGCGTCATTGGCTTGCGATCGGTAGGCATGTGCAGCCGCTTAGATTTTCTTTTTGCCATCTCTCGCAATCGCCTCCGCAATTTCTCTGCGATGAACGGGAACATCCTTTGGCGCTTCGATTCCAATACGAACCTTGTCGCCTCGTATCTCAATGATCTTCACAACGACTGAATCACCAATCAGAATGTCTTCTTCAGTTTTCCGGCTAAGCACTAGCATTATTCGCTCCGTCTAATTAAGGAAAAAACCTGCGAACAGTCTCGGCGTGACTGCTGGAAACGCCGAACCCTTGGTGACTGTTCGCAGGAGTACAACGCGGTTCGATTCCTTCGACTTAGCGACGTTTCACGGTCGACCGCTTGTATCTAACCGATCAATTCGTTCTAAAATTGCTTTCAGAAGCTCTTCGATTCTGAGCAAAACCATATCCCCATTATGAAAACTGCTTCCACTAACGCCGCCAAGGCTTTGCCCGACAATAGACAATTCCTCTACGACATTATTGAGCTCGCGAACTAACGCGGCTTTTTTAATTGTGTACTCAGCCTGAATCTCGCCAGACTTTGTAATCAGCTCTTTGTGGTCCATTCTTCGCTTGCGCAACTGCGATTGCTGACTCATTCGCGAGGCGTCCAATTCAAGCAATTGACATTCTATTTCTTGCTTACGCCGAGCTATTTCTCTCTTTTGGTCGCTTAAACGCTGTACCCTATCTGGCACAGACTCGCGGCCGTCTTTGCGAGTCTGTTCAGATACTCGCTGTATTACTTCTGCCATTATTCCATGTCCCTTATAAAGGCTTGTATTCGCCCGCCGCCGTTGACAGCGGGCACGACTGGAAACGATCCAGCCGCTTCCGATTTAATTGGGCAGGAATTGCACCTGCTCGCCGGTCCTTCCCCGGCTGTATGGCATGGAGCCATTCAGAGCGTGTCACCTAAACCACGCCGCCAATCAACACCCCTAACGCTGGGGCTGCGTCTGTCTTTCCAGATGTCACTCAATGTGCTGGTCACACCTCACCAGCGGGAGCTTTTCAAAAGTGCCCCTCGTTGGCCCTTTCTAATTTTCCGAGGTGTCACCGCAGTGTTTTGTCCACGATTGCGGCTCGTGCCCGCCTGCTAAGTGCTTCGCGGGTCATGTGCATCTTTCTGTCAGTTGCACTTAGTTCAAAATCCGGTGAACCCTTGCTCTCGCCGGTTAGTAAGTTGGTGGGTAGTTGTCTTTCGCCCACTTGTTTCCACGCTTGATCTGGCTTCGCTCGTCAGCCAGTTGCGATGATCCAGCCGCAAACCATGCCAGGACGATCAGGAGAGCTGTTGCGATAATCTCATTGAGCATTTGCCAGTCTCCTTTTCTTTGCCGCCTCGACATGCGCGTCCTGAGCTTTTTTGATTCGCTCCCGAGCCATCTCACGACGCAAGCATCCGCACGATTTTGTCCCGCCGCTCTGAATGCGTGAACGATGGGTGTCAACAATCTCACCGCACGAGCATCGACAACGCCAGACCTGATACCCGCCAGCGTTGTCCCACTGCGATACGGTAAACATATAGCGGATCACGGTCAGCCGCGATCCTGCAGGCGGGATCGGTGGTGTTCTTTTTTGTGGCCGTCCGACGTTTGCTGTCATGCCTGCTCCTTTGCTCTGAACGTCATCGCTGATTTGCCAGTCACTTCGCATTTTCGGTCCTCACACTCGACCACCAAATCCAACCGAACCAGTTCACGCACTCTTTTTCGAAACGTTTCGATGTTCGCCACGTATTGCTTAGCCGCTTCGTGTGCCGCTTCATTAGCCGTGATTGGCTTTGGTGCGTCATTTATGGCTTGCAAAACAAGGCTCTGCAACGTGTTGATTCGCAGCTCTGTTTCGACTGCTGATTTCTGGCTGGTTATTGGGTCTGATTTGCGGGAGATGTTTGCAGGGGTGTCAAAACCAAGGGTTAGTTGGCTCATGTTGCGGCCTCCTCAAGCTCGTCTTCCATCTCGAACATAGTTCTCTGAGGATCTGCCTTTTTTGGCTGACAGGCTGCTGCAAGATTCTTTACAGCCTGCCTGTAATAACTTGTTTTCAGTTCGCATCCGACGCCGCGACGACCTTGAATAACTGGTGCATAAACTTCTGATCCGACTCCCATGAATGGAGTCAAAACAACGTCTCCGGGATTTGTCCACATCTGCACGGCCCGTGCGATTACATCCAATTGCAAAGGATGCTGGTGTCGCTCGTCGCCTTCGTCTTTCGACTCCTCGTATGGCAAAACGTTTTCTATCCTGATGTCATCCCAAAACGATGACGCATAATGTCGCCAGATCCAATGGCTGTATCTGTTCTCAATCTGGTTTCCTTTCCATCCCTTGAGCTTCAGTAGTTCTTTTGGAATTTCACGTTCGCCGTGATACTCAAACAATCCGTTCGGATGAGTAACTGGCTCTGGATTGACTCCGCGTTTTCTAAACGGAATCAGGTAGTCGGCTGATGCGACATTCGTCAAAGTTGCGTCCTCGCAAATCTGACGATGTGCCAACGCTTTACTCATTGTTCGATTCCGAACTGCAAGAGGTTCTTTCCAGATGCAAATTCTTGGAAGCATCTCAAATCCGAGCGACTCATGAAGCCTAATAATGTCGCCCGGAAAGTCTGTGTACCCGCAAATGTTGGCCCCTTGCTTTGGTACATCCATGCAATGCACTGCCGAAATTCGACCGGGCTTCATCGCTCTGTGAATCTGCTTCACAATGAATCCGTAGTGCTCAAAAAACTCGGCGTATGTTCGTGCGTTAGACAAGTCGCGAACGCTGCTGCTGTAGTTGTATAAGCACCCTCCGTTCTCCGTCGCAAACGGCGGCGAGTAAATTGACATGCCGACCGACTCGTCTGGTATCGACTGCAGCACTTCGGCTGAATCGCCGTTGTAAATCGCGTACTGATCGCAAATAACTTGATCCATTACAGCCATGACGGAACCTGCTCTTTCTCCGGGAAATAATCACTCGACACTAGGTGCATACTGTCCTGCATATGAGCCACGAGACTCTGAAACATTCGCTGCACTTGCTGCTTCTTTCGGTCGAGGTTCTCAGCGATTTTTCGCTCGCCCTCACTTAACACCATGTCGATTGTTACGGGATTCTTTTGCCCGAAACGGTAGCATCGCCGCACGACTTGGTAGTACTGCTCGAAAGAGTGACTCGGAAAGATCACCTCGTGATTGCAGATTTGAAAGTTGAGGCCCCACGCTCCAATCTTAGGCTTGCATACCAGCCGACGAATCTGGCCCTTTGCGAATCCAAGCAGGTATTCTTCCTTCTGCTCATCACTCATTGATCCCTTGACCTGCACGCAATCGTCGAGCATCTTTTCAAGCAGATCACATTCGGGATTCAGTTCGCCCCACAACGCGGTAGATCCATTGTGATTGTTCGCCAGTTCGACAGCCTTTTCGCATCGCTCCTTGATCGTTACGCGGCGTTCTTCTCGCTCCTCTCGCATGTCGTTTGCTGACATCGCGAAAAGATTTCCGGCTCTTGCCTTCGTGCATTCGATGATGTGTGCTCGCTCGGTCAGTGGCGGCAGAATAAATCGACTATCATCAAACCCGAGGTCAGAGGGTTTTTGAATTGATCTTGCCCACGAGCAAACCCACGACCAAAACGGTTCTTCAGCGTGACCGCGAAAACGGTATTTTGTGCGGCCCCATCCGTGATGATCCTTTGACGTTTCCTGTTTAAAAAACTTTGTGATCATGTCACGAAAGCCGAGCAACCCGAGTGCCTCTGATGACGTGCCAAGTTCCCAGAAATCGTTAGGGGCAGCCGTTGCCGTGCAGAGCAGTCGAAATTGAATTGTTCGCATGAACTCAACTACAGTCGCCTTTCGCTCGCTCTTAAAGTCTTTTATTCCGCTAGACTCATCGCAAACGACACCCGCAAACGTAGACGGATCAAACTTGTGAAGCTGCTCATAGTTTGTGACAACGCACTGAGTGCTGCCGTCGTGCTTGCCGTCTCGCGACCTAAAGGCCTTGATGCCAAATCTATCCGCTTCCTCGACTGTTTGGGCACCTACGGCTAAAGGAGTGACTATCAAAACGGGCCTATTTGTTCGCTCAATGATCTTTTCAGCCCACGCTAACTGCATTGCAGTCTTGCCCATTCCGCAATCCGCAAAGATCGCTGAGCGACCCATTCTTAACGCCCACTGCACAAGATGCTTTTGGAAGTCGTACAGAAATTCCGGAAGTGCGTCGGCTTCAAATCCGGACTCATTCAGCCACTGCGATTTCTTTTCAACGAATCGACTGTAATCAGTTACAGCATTCACGCTTTCCGCCCCTTAAAATACTTCGCCGCGATCCTCCACAGCACACCCTGCCTCGTCTCGCCGGTCTTTGCTGACTCATCCGCCAATGGCTTTTGCAGTTCCGGCGGAACACGCAGCAGCAGTTGAGGATTGCCTTTAACTTTCTTTGTCACTTCACGTTCTCCAGTTCCTTCTTAAGCCGCAAGACTTCGGCGTGGTTGCCGTCGTGCTCGGCGTAAATGATGCGGGCTTGCAGATTGCGGATTGTTGCGAGTGTTGGCATTTGCGGTCAGTCTTGAAAAGTCGCCAGTCCGGATTGAACCAGCCGAGGCCGGTGCAGCTTGCTTATGGCCGCACCGGACTGGCGAGGGGATCAGCACGCTTTTGCAAGATCCAGCACTTCACTAAATGTCAAAACCCGGCAGCAGTCGTTGTCGTTCATCACATAGCCGCGTGTAGCATTCGCCCACGGCATACTGCTCGTCATGTCAGGAATAGCCTGCAATCCGATGAGCGTAATGCCTTTTTTTGCCAGTGCTTTTACAGTCTTTGCGGAAAAGTCGTTCATCGTCAATTCTCCCCGAGGCTTGCGGCCTCACTTTGGTTTGCGTCCGAGTCACACACTGCGTCTCGATGCAGGCATGATATCACTATCGGAATTGGCGTCAATGCGTGGTGATATCATTTTGCAAGATTGTGGGAAAGATTTCGTTTTGCCCGTGTTTTTATTGGGCCTTCTAATCAGCATGACGGCCGAACGGCTGGCGGCTGGTTGATTAAACACAGCGAGGACTGCAGGTAGCTCGCAGTCCTCTCCCAGTGCTGTGCATCCCCGCCGCTTTTTATCCGCTTCAGGGGATTAGAGGTCGTAGAAAAACTGCAGAAACTCAGTTATCGCCGTATATCCTGTCGGCACACCCTGATTCTCGTCTTCGTTGCCCCACAAGGAATTACGCGATCCATGACAGACAATCCAGCCTGAGCCACACTGCTGCTTGACGATTGTGTTTTTTGCAACTGGAGCAAATAATTGCGTTCCGCCGGAAATGGAACTTCCCGCTGGGCCGTCGTACTCAATTTCTCCGGTGATTCCAGTCGTCCACGAATCCGACAAAAACGTGTCTTTATCATACGGATTTGGCGTCGACCCATTGATTGCATCTTCTCGACCAAACGTCAACGAACCTCCAGCATCGCTAATCAGTTGCTCTAATGCATCATAAAACGTTGGATCAAGCGCGCGAAAAAGCAGTGATCCGCCAGAGTTCGTAAGGTTTTTGTAGTCGACGCAGCACAGCAACTTTCCGCCAGCATTGACCCAATCTGCAATGATGCCGCGTTGAGTCGAATTAAGGGTCATGATTTGACCCTGAGTAAATGATCCGTCTGCGGCACCGAAGCATCCCAGACAATACACTTCGCAATCATCCAGGTCGCTGAGTGAAGATGGCAGAAGTTGCGTGATCGCGTTGCCGCTGATCGTTTCTAATGCGTCTTTGGCTGGGGCGTAGGCGGCTTCAATGCCTGTTCCGGGAGGCGAACCCAGCCTTAACAAATCG